CCCTTGTGTTATAGCCGCAAAAAACAAATAACCAATCATAATAAAGGCTATAAGAAAGCATATTAAAACAGTTTTCTTTTTAACTCTCATATTAGCCCATTCTAAAAAATATACTTACTAACATAGCAATAGTTGCGCTTAAACCAGTTATTAAAAACGCCTCTAAACGCTTGAGTCGGTAGAATACTTCTTTAAATTGTATATGGTTTTCAGTTTCTAACTTAGTAACTCTAGGTTCTAAACCGTCTACTCTTGAGTGAGCCTCTTTTGCTGTTCTAGCCATTATGATACCGATACTGTTACTGTTCCAATTGCGCCTGTTCCCAATAATCCAGAACAAGCTGGGACATTGGCTAGTGTTATCTTAACAAATCCTTCCAATTCATACAATGCCCCTGTTTCTAAACCAACATTATTCCCTGATTGTAGGTTTGTTAATGTTAATTCTGTTCCCCTTAAACCTCCAGGGTTTTGAACTTGATCCATAAAAGATTCTAATGTTCTAACTAAATCTGAAACATATACAGTATTTATTTCAGAAGGAGGCGTAGGTAGCCTTGGAAATGGGGTAACTGTACTCATTATCTTCTACCATCTGCGCGTAGATTTATTCTAGGGCTTCCCAGCCTCCAACGAACGCCCGCACCTGTAGAAGAAACTTTCATAGCAAAGGATCTTCCTCTTAATCGAATGTCGGCTTTAGTTGTAAACTGTTCAAAAGGCACAGTAGTTGTTGATATTGCAGAAGAAGTCACAGTATCTGTTTCAGCTTGTCCATAGGAACTACCAGGGTAATCCTGCATACTTAAAGTCATATTTACCGCAGGAGCTGATCCAGATGTAGAAGAACCTTGAAATGTAAAATCTGGTATAATTCTATTAATAAACACCATTCTTTCACCTTCACCAACGTCCATTGGACTAGACTCTAAAGATGCTGTCATAGCGGAACCATCATCGTCATAACCAACTTCGTGATTGTATAAATATCCGTCTTGCGCCCCAATGGGATACTGGTTTACACCTCTATCCATAAATGCTGTTCTAGATAAAGTTCCGTAATACCAAACACCTTCACCGTAATTATAAGTAACATATCTATCGTTTTGACCATTACCGCCATTAGCAACTGAGTTAGTATCAGAACAATAAAACCAAGTTATTTCTGTAAATTCACTATTGTGAGAAGCATAAACTTTATCTTTTTGACTATAATTAAAATCAAAAAATACCTGTTCTTTTACAGTACATGGTAAAGCTTTAGTGCCACCTTGATAGGTATAAAAAGATCCTTCACCCATCCAAAATATAGACTCCTCAATTGCAACCGCTGCATTTGGACCCATTATGGTAATTCCAGTAGCTAATGCGTTAATTCCAAAAGTAAAAGGTGGCCCTATAAATTGCATAGAGTGCAAAGAAGTGTCAGTAAAAACCATTATTTCTCGTTTTGTCTCTAAAGCAGTAACAAATTTAGAACCGCTACCTATTCTTAAATCACCCGCAGTGTTAGTAGCAGTTGGAGTCCAATCTGTTAAAGACTCTGAACTTGAAAAACGTATAAGTAACGGATCTTGAACTGCTGAACCTAATGTATTTGCGCCAAAACAAATTACATGCCTAGAGTTATCTGAAACCATAACTTGTTTAGATATTGTAGGAGTATCTGAAGCGCCTGATAAAGAAGTTAAGTTTACTGCTCTTGCAGCCACACCCCCACTTTGATCCCAATAATATATTGCGCTATCCCTAAGATTTAAAAGCAAATCTTCACCAAAGTTATCTTCACTCCATAAAGCAAGCTCATTTTCGGTGGTAACATCTGCGGCAGATCCCCATGTACTACGTCCCCAAGTTCCAGCTCCCCAACCCGTTCCGCCAACCTGAGTATCTAGCCCACAATCAATTTGATACTTAGCAACAGTACTTCCTCCTCCATTACCTGAGTCACTGGAGTTACCCGTAGCTGATATATTTATAGTATAAGTGTTGACAGTTGGAACAGTTTGTATTTCAAACTCTTGATTAAGCACTGCGGCTGTAACATTCCCTCCTAAAGAAGCTGCGTCACTAAAAGTAACAAAATCACCCGCTATAGCTCCGTGGGTATTATCTGTAATAGTAGCTACAGTAAAACCATCCCCAACAGAAAAAGTAGCGGAACCAGTAGTGGTTTTTCTAATAGGTGTAATATCTTCAAAAGTATTTCCCTCTACAATATAATATTTTATATTAGTACCTACCCCTAAAAACTTAGTTCCACTTAAAGCAACCCATGAAAACAAACTTCTAGCTGATCCAAGATAAGTGTTAGTAGAATATTTTACCCAACCGCCTATTTTTTCTGGGAAACCCATTCTAAAACGAACTTTATCGCTGTCTACCCAACCACCTTCATTTGTATAGGAGGTTACATCTCGATTGATTCCAGGTCTATACTGTAGTTTCTGTAGGGGCATTGATTATCTCCGTCAAATTATCCTTTACAACGCGGTCTTTAGGCAGAGTAGCACCTTTTACATTATCAATAAAGTAAACTATTGTTAATCTTTCTTGCTCTCCAGTATAGTAATTGTTTGCTGCGTGCCACTCGTTTCCATCAAAAGCTATTGATCTATTATACACATTACTAACCTGAGTTACGGCTTCAAAGCAACTGTTCCATTCTTTCATGTTTGTTTTAATTGTTTCAAGACCGTCTTTTGTAAAGGACTCGTCTTTTTCTGTGAAAAGAAAGTTTTTTGATTCGCTAATTTTTTTTTGAGCGACATGATCAAAAGGAGAGTCCTCTAACTCTTTCTTTATTTTATACACTGTTGTTCCGCTTTCCAATCTAGCGTCAGGCGTTAGATAAAGAACACCCGCTAATTTGTTTCTCTCCCGAACACTGTCACGATGAATCCAACCAAGATTTCTAAAATCTGTTTCGTTTTCTGAAAAAGGTGTTATTTTTTGGAAAAATAAGCTGGAGAAACCGCACCTTATTTTACTCGTGTCCTCCCAATAAAGAGAGAAAATTTTCCGTAACACCTCGTTTGCAAATTTTTTATTTACTTCAGTAAGATTTTTAGATCGTTTTCCTGGATAATTTCCTGGAGTGGGAAAGTAGTCTAACGAAAGGCCGTATTCTCTTACAACATCGGGATCAGAAAAAAACTTATCTACCACAATAGTTGGGAATCTAAGCATTAAACGATAGGATGAGCCAGTTTTATAGCCGCCACTTCCTCCTGCCACGCCGCCAAACCGTTCTCAGTGATATATTCAAGTTGACTTGCCCATGTTCCATATGCGGCTACTCTGGCTTTCAGCCAGGCTGGGTCATCCGAACCTTCTGCGTCAGTATAAGCTAGTTGAGCTACTGATCCAGTTTGATTAACCGCTATCCATGCAGGGTTTGATCCAGCAGCTTTTGGAGCATATCCTTGAACCCTTTCTTCAAAAGTTGCCTTCGTGTCAGTTGTTAGCAATGGAACATTAGCCCAAGAATCGTCAGAGAAAGTCACGATTGCATTGCCGTCTGTTAGTTCTGTTATTGTATAATCCATATTTATATCTCCTTCTTACCAGTTACCTATCGGACAACTTGCAGATTTTAAGTGAACTTTTAGTTTCATAATGCACATGCATTTTTTGCATTGTTTTATAGAACTTCTAAACCAAGCACATTCTTTACATATAGCATATCGTTCTGAAGCTGTCATTAAGTGTATGCTCCGTGAATTGTTCCAGAGTTTGTACCAATGATTGTGTAAGCTGATACACCTGAGAAAGTTACAGCTCGCGCACCCGCTCCACCGCCAGAACCGCCAGAACCGCTAGTACCGCAAACACCACCACCGCTTGCGCCAGTAGCTCCAGACGCTCCAGCCGCAGCAAAGGTTCCTCCGTTTCCGCCTGCACCACCAGCACCAGATGGTCCCTCCGAATGTTGACCCCCACCTATCCCAGAACCACCAGCAGCACCATTTGTTTGGGATTGATTGTATCCTGCGCCTACACCACCAGCACCACCAGCACCTCCCGCTTTAGTAAAGTAGCCAGACCAGTCCTCACCATTACAATCGCCTGCACCAGCACAACTTCCTGAACTACTACCACCACATTGGTAACGCGTACCCAGACCACCAGTACCACCATTACCGCCACCACCGCCACCACCTGAGAGGGTGGAGCCTGAAAGCATGTTAATTGTAATCCCAGTAGTTTGAACCGTCATGGCTGTTCCACCAGCTCCTCCTGGTGAAGAACCACCTGTTCCTTGGATGTTACCAGAGTTTTGTATAGTTAAAGTTCCACCCATACTAGCTGGGGCAGTTAGAATCCCCATAGTAGTTCCAGAGTTAATAGTATATACCTTGGCGATAGAGTCTGCCCAACTGCCCGAAGTGGCATTGTCGAACAGTGTTTTTAAGTTAGCACTTGATGCCGCAGAAGCAGTTACGGCTACATTGTTAGATTTACCATACCCATCAGACATATCAATAGCACCAGAGGAAACATCAAATAAAGTACGCACATTCGAACCACCCATGTTAATAGTAGCTGTAGCTGTTAAATCAAGTTCTACGTTTACTTGCTGTAGGGATATTGGGTTGCCTGCGGACGGTAATGCCATGTGTTATCTCGCTTTCAATTCTTCAATCTCAGCTTTCAATTCTTTAATCGCTTCAATTAAGTAGCCTGTGATATTGCCGTAGTTTACACTTAGTGTACCCATCTCGTCATCTGCGGTGAGTACAAGTTCTGGTGCAACTTTCTGCATCTCTTGTGCAATAACA